CCAACTTGTGCCGCTAATGCCAAGTAGTTTGGCGTTAAAGCTGCATCAAATAATCTGGATCCACCCACTGGATTCCATCCCCACTGAATATCCCGAGAACCGCCAGATGTATAGCCGTTGACGTTAACGCCAGACGTCACATATGTCGTGTCTTTGCGAGGATTGCGCAAAGCCTGCGGATCATCTACGGGAAACGTTCCCAGCATCAATTGAGGCTGGTCAGGATCCCAGCATTCAGAGCAAACCAACAGTTGGTACTTCCGCTGCTTAATGATCTCAGTCTTAAGCTGCTTCAGTTTGTATTGCTGGCCACAGCGATCGCACTCCGCAATCGCTATTTTGCCTGATGCAAACCTATTTCCCATTAGTAACCACCACCACTACCAATAAACATTTGACGCGGCACAAAGCGAACCGCTGCTTTTTCGCGGTCTTCACCGGCAGCAATTTCAAACGTTTCGTCGTAAATCTGCTTGAGCATCTGGATGCGAGGCATAAGCTCTGGCACCTTAACGGCAATGTGATACGCCAAACCAGCCGTCAAAGCTGGAAGGAATCGGAAGTTCATGTCTGCTGTTTCCACACCGTGACCCGCATCCTGCACGCGGCGCAGTCTCCAGTACACAAACTGGTAGGGCGTACTGTTATCCGGAGTTGGCCAGACAGTTACTGCTGGAAGCTGGGGAACAAATACGGGTGTTGCAACGTTGTGAGACACGGCCGTTGTGTTGTTCTGACCGCGGAACACTCCACTCAACACATTTCCGTTGATATAGGTGTAGTAAATGTCTTCTGAATCTAGGCGGATGAAGCCTGATCCGGCTAGCCCAACCACCGAGTTAAGCGTGATCGTGGTATCCGTGGAGTTAACGGCCGACGCAAGAACAGCTGCAGTCGGATTAACTTCTCCAGAAAGACGCTGAACCCAGACTTGGATTGGGCGGGCTTGTTGGAGTTTGTTGGGAATCGTGGCATAGGTAGAAACACTGATACGTGTAATCGTCAAGTCAGCTTGCGTTGAGGCAGTATTCTGGCCAGTGCGAATGACTTGTTCCAGCAGATCAATGGTGTCAGTTGGCAAAGCATAGGTGGCCAAGCCGGGGGTCAAGTTAATGAACCCCTGCTCCATTGTCCACATATTGATGCCCTTGTTCTGCCACTCAATGGTCATCAGATTCATTGACCGACGCGCTGTGCGCAGGTCATAACCAGATCGCATCTCACGGCCCGCACGCTCCCAAGCTTCCTCGGCAATCTCCGTGAAGTCCATGTTAAAGAGGGTTGAGCCGGTAGTGGTCATTTTTTAGCAGTCTTTGCAGATTCAATAAAAGCTTTGGCAGTAGGTGAACCCTTCTGCCCCGGCTTGCGCATCTTCTCACCCGAGCCTTCGGCAATACGCTTACGTTTGGCATTGATGTTGGCATACAAACCAACAGGGCCACCCTCTGCGTACTGGGTAAAGTCAGTGTCATCGCGGCGAGCTTTACGCTTTCCGGTTGGCATTTTGCTGGGGGAGATGGCCCCCATGCCGCGGCTGGCCATCATGATTTACTTCTTTTTCATCATGCCGCCACCGCACATAGCGATCATTGTTCCCTTGGTTTTACCCTTGGTTGCAATGCCGTCTGCGCGCTTGGAGGCAGAAGAAACTTTACCACCTTTGGCCATGCCTTCGGAGGTAACGCTACGGTTGTATGCAGCTTCGGCGGCTTTAGCAGCAGCACGATCTTTCATCATCTGACGAGCTTCGCGTTCAGCTGGGCTGCGCTTTTCGTCTTCCATCTCTGCAACAGTTTTAGGATTGACAAAGCCACGGCCTGCGCCAGCTTCGCTTTTACCCATCATTCGGTCTAGTAAGCTCATGTCAACTCCTTAGCAATATTTGCCGCCCTTGGCCATTTTAATCATCGTGCCTTTTGTCTTGCCTTTGCTGGCAATACCGTCACGGCTTGGAGCAGCTGTACGGACAGCGCCCATTTTAGATGCAGCCATACCACCCTTGGCAAGCTTAGACAGATCAGTGCCCTTGCCGCCTTTGTGCTCTTGCTTGTCGTGCATCTTAAATGCTTTCTTGATGATGGCTTTATCTTGTTTGATGTCAGCCTTCATGTCTTCTTTCATATCGCTTTTAGCCATATCGCCACCTTTTGAAAATTTCTTGCCTTTATCGGCAGTTGCAAAGTCCTTCCCCACCTTCTGAGGAACGCCTACTTTCTTGGCAAACGATGGCGAATGAGCAATCGCTTCCATGAAATTGTGTTGTTTCTTACTTACGCTCGGCATCATGACCTCTTTTGTCCAATAAGCTGGTCAATTTTTTCTTCCAGCCTGTTAAAACGTTGGTCAATGTGACCTGTAATTCTTTCAACTTCTGCTTTAGTAACGTTATCACGTGCTACCTCCTCGCGGGTTTTGTTCAGCAAAATGCTGATTCGGGCCAGCTCAGAAAACTTTTCTTTTGCTACAAATGTAAGAATGCCCACTATCAAAGATAGTGCAGCAGACCACGCCATGTTCATGTCTAGCATTTCCAAGCCCTAAGTGATTTGTTTATACGTGAGTCTGGGTCTTTGGCGGTTTTGGCGGATGTCAATTTCTTTTTCATCCCTTCCATCCTCGCACAGAAAGAGTCGCGCCGGGAGCCGCCTTCGGGCTGGGGCGGTTTCAAATTCATGCCTTGCTTTTTCGCGGAGGCTCGGCCCTTGGCATTCAAGCCACCGTTCGGATTCTTGCCTTCTTTTCTCTGCCATGCTGGTGTCTTAGCCATTTGCTACTTTCAATTTTGTCTTGCGAATAGCATCTAACAAAGGAATAACAACCTCTTCGCGGAAGTCGTTTTCAAAGGTCTGTGTACCAACGTGAGGCAAACTGATGTCTACATCAACGTGGATCTTAAACCCGTGCTCTGCTGCTCGGTCGCAAAATAAATAGTCTTCACCAAGGTAAACGCCATCGCGGTTTTGAAAATCAAACACGCCGCAAACTTGCTCGCCCTTGAAGTCATAGAACCACTCTGGGTGGGCCACAACCATAGTCTCTAAAACGTGGCGCTGGATCAGCATGAAGCCTGTGCCGACGCGCTTTAAGCGCATCATTGAGCCATCAAACTCAAGGTCTTCATTTTCATCAAAGTACAGATCGGCAAAGAAGTTTCTATCTTTGGATCTGCGTGGGTACATACCAGCGGTAATGTCTTTGCCCCCACTCTGCGCCATCAAGCGCAAGATGTCATCTGGTGTAGCGATGACATCGGAATCAATAAACAGCAGCTCTGTGCAATCTGACTTAAGGAACTCATGCACCAATTGGTTTCTGGCCATAGTGATGATTGAGCACCCAGACACATCGCCCATATTAACGGCAACACCCAACTGCATCGCCTTCGGCATTAAAGCCGCGATGTTGTATGCAGTCTTGATATTGATCTTGCCGTCATACGCAGGGATCGCAATAAACAACTTGCGGCCTGCCAGAACTGCTTGTTTTGCTTCAGCCATAGATTAACATTGCAGAGTCAACGTTGGTGATAGCCGCATAAACGCCAGTGCGCACCACAATACCCTCGCCGGGCATCAAGATGTAATACGTTCCTTGGTTTGCAGCAGTTGGAGTACTGATTGTGCCAATAGGCTTACCGGTGTTATCGGTGCCATCATATAAAACTAATGTGCCAGCTAAAGCGGCAGAAGTTCCATAGATTGCTTTGATACGGCAAGGGCCAAGCACAGCGCCAGACTGTGTTTTAAACGTGTTTGAACTACCAAGCGGTTGCGTTAGCAGTACGTCTGTTTGCATCATAATTAATCTCCTTTAAAACGGGGGCCGAAGCCCCCAAGATCAATTAGACGTTTTGTTGACCGAGCAATGGATCAGCAACGTAGTACAAGATCGTACCGGTGATGGAGCCACCTGTAGGAGCGTCACCAGAAGTGCCGCCGCCAGTGATAGTCACCAACTGAGTTGTAGACATTGTTGTGCCCATGTTTGCGCCAGCAGTAGCAGAAGCCAAGTTAATGGACAGCTTGCCTGTAGTAGCAACAGCGGCAGACACCAAGCCTGTGTTTGTAGCGGTAGAAGTGCCGTACAAGGTGAAGCCCATGTCAAACGTTGGAGTGGTGCCACCAGTAGCTGCGCAAACAGCTTGGATTTCGGTCACGATTGCACCAGCGGGGAGAACCACTGAAGCTGTGTTGGAAGAAGATACTTGAACTGCTGTGCCAGCAGCTGATGCGCCAGAGATGTAGAACTGCGCGGCCATAACGCCGGAGCCACAATAAGCGGTGCGAGTCTGATCGCCGCCACCTGAACGCCAAATACTCTGTGTGGTAGAAACTGCCATGATAAATTGTCCTTACATACAAGATCAGCGTATCAATCGGTATGTCGTTTGCCGGGTCAATTTGATACGCCGGGAACCCCGGTTGCGTATTTATACCATTTGCATAAACACAATGCAACAAAAAAGGGAGCCGAAGCCCCCTTTCTTTTTTGAACCAATTAGGCTCCGGGTGAACCGAAGATGCCCAATGGATCAGACACGCCGAAGCTGTAACGCTCACGGGCTTTGTAACGAACGTTACCTGTGTCAAAGTCGCCGTCCATGCCAGTTGTCATGGGTGTGCGAACGAAGTGCTTCAAGCCGTTAGGCACGTCTGTCAACAGGAACCAAGCATTGGTGTCTGTCAAGAAGTGGTTAACGGTATAGCCTTCAGGAATTGAACCGTTGTTCTTCAACGCATTGATGTCGTTGTCGTTTGTACCAACGCGCAATTCTGTTTCCAGCAAGCGGGTTGCAACGAACATCAGTGATGGAGGAACGACCAATTTCTTGGGCTTAGCAGCAATCAGCAAACCGCGCTCATCTGTCCAACCAGCGATCTGAATGACAGCGTTTTCCAACGATGTTTCATTCAAGTCAGCAGCTGTAGATGGTGTGTTGCTGTTGGTGCCGCCAGAAACCAAGGGGTGTGCTGTAGAGCACAACACTTGACCGTCGCCGTATGTAGGGCCACCAGCAAAAGCGTTGTTCAAGACGTAAGCGCCTTTAACTTGCTTTGTGTAAGCCATACCGCGGGCCAAAGCCTTGGTGTAACGTGAAGACAAGCTGTCATACAAGTTATCTTCCACGGCTTCCTCAGTGATGGAGAAGCCCATCGCGATTGTTTCGTGTGTATAACGTGCAGTCCATGCTTCTTGTGCGTTGTCATACTGAATGGCAGAGCCCTCATTCTTGACAGGTGCAGCAGAGAAGCCAGAAAGCTTTGTCTCTTCTTCGAAGCTACGCTCAGATGTCTCTGTTTCGTAGATCTCTTTGTGCTCTTCGCCGTATTTAGCGTACTCAAGACCGAACAAAGCGTTCAGGCCGGGGAGCAGTTCTTTGAGCAGTTGTGCGCGTGAAATAGCCATGGTTAGTTACTCCTTAGATACCAGTAGTATCAGTGTACTGGTGCAAGTTGAACTTGACCAAGAACTCGTAGTAAGTCGTCGCAGCCACGTTAGCAGCACCAGTGGCTGTATCGGGGATGACGTCGATCACACGAATGGGAAGGGTTGCGGTTGTACCAGCAGAAGCGCCGTCGATACCATAGTAGGAATCGCCAGTGTTTGTAGAGCCGGTGTTAACAGACAAAGCAACGTTAGAACCAACCAAAGCACGGCTGAAAGCTGTGGGAGTGGTGGTCTGGCCGCTGGTTGCCACAACGCGGAACAAAGCATTAGGATCATCCACAACAAAGCCAAAGGCCAAAGCTGTAGAAGTAGACTGGCTTGCTGGGTAGTATTGACCAGAGACGGGCTGACCGCTCGAGTTAATAAAGCTGCAACCGACCAACACGCCAACGCTGTCGCCAGAGTTAGATGTGGTGTTTGCTACCAAGTAGCCATTGGTGTCAACCTTAACGGTGTCACCATTCAAGATTGCAGTAGCGTAGCCAGCTGCAATAGGGATTTGACGGATCGCTCCGGCGTAGGGCAGACCATCCAGTCGATTGACTGGTTTGAGGCCATACGTCTTAGAAACGGTAGGGTATGCCATTTAAGACTCCAAAAAATTAAATACCTTTTCCGAAAGTGACCGTGGACTTACGTTCTTTGAACATAGGCATCCGCGGATCATTCTCGCGCATGTAAGTATTGTCTACAGAGTTCATTTGTGCTTCCGCTTGATTGCGGTAGTACGCATTACGTTGTTCCGTAAACTCAACTGGGGTTTTGCACAACAACAGACCGCCTACTTCCACGCTGTCAGGGAACTTAGCGTTGCTAGATCCAAACAGGCGGATTTCGGGATGGTCGGAAGCTTTTACAGGTTCCCATCCTTCACGAAGTTTGCCGGAAATGTTAGTGGCGTCGTCCTTGCCCAATGACGCAATCCTGATCCAACGATAAGCATAGCCGGGCTCCGGTGTGGGGTCTGGCAACAGCTGAGGTGGCATCCATTGTTTTGGACGCTCCATCTTCTCGCGTGTTTCAAGTTCGCGGGGTGCGCGTGCAGTCTTTTCCATTTTCATTTCCTCATTTCTTCAGCTACCTTACGGGCGTACAGTTCCAATGGAACTCCCAACCGCTTGGCGAGATTGACCTGTGTCTGCGTGAGCACGACCTTTTTGGCTGCTGTGCTTCGCGTTGCAGGTGCAACATTGTTGGATTTTGCTCGTTGAGATTTTGCTTCAACGGAATTGGTATCGGCTCCAAACTGTTCCGAAAATCGTTCCCTCATGTCAGCGTCGATACGTTTATAGTATTCGTCGCTTCCGCTTGGAATTCCCTCAGCCACAAGATCCTCGTGCAGACCCAAGGCATAGGCTGTCATCCGTTTATTTTGACCAAACCACTGATTTTTGTCTTGCCACGCTAGCAGTTTTTCGTCAACGGGTGCAGCTTTTTGTTGCTGTGGTGCGATTTGTACAGGAGTTTCTTCAACCTGTAAAGGGGTGGGCTTGAAATTGTTTACTTTATCGGCACGGATCTTGGCCGCAGTAAGCGCTTCCTGAGCTTCAACCAGCTTTTCAGAGTCTCCGGATTCGTATGCTTCGCGGTACAAACGCTTGGCATCCTCAACTTCCTTGCTAATCGTCTTCTTTGCCTGCTCCAAAAGCGCTTCTTGACCCTGATTAACCGACCCTTTTAGGCGTTTATTCTCTTCAAGAACAGCTTGAGCAATGCGCAAAGCTTCCTCTTTTTCACGTTCAGCCGCCTCTTTTAAGCGTCTTTCGGTGTGATAACCTTCGGCAAAGCGCTTCATGCGCTTCTTTACACCTTCGTCGTACTTGGAAAGTTCGTCGTCGGTAATGTCTTTGACTGGCTCAGTCAGGTTTTCGCGACCGCGATCCTTCTCTGGGGTGTCGTCAACAATCTCAATCTCAGCTTCTTCAGCTTCGATCTCAATCTCTGGCTCAGGCTCAACTACTTTTCCGCCTTTACGGGGGTTTTCGCTGGCTTCATCAGGAAATTCAAATTCTGTTTTTTCTACGTCAGCCATGATTTCTCCTTAGTTGGGACGCTGGATTCCGCGAGGATCCTGCACAACCGCTTGCACGGAGTCATCATTGATAAGACGCCATTCAGTGCCGTGAATTTTCATTCGCGTACCAGTGTTTGGTCGCGTCAGAATAAAGTCACCGACCTTGCATGACGCTCCGGACGGGAATCGCTTCTCGTCTTTGAAGGCATCTGGGCCCATCTTTGCTACGAATAACACGGGGGAAAGTAGCTCCTCGTGATACATCATCTGTGCCGATTTAACCAGTCCGGTGTCACCAAGCTCTTCGTCTGCTTTTGGCACCATGCAGAGAAGGTGATAGGTGGCTGGATCTGGGACTTGCTTGGCTTTCTCTTCGGGGGAAGTGTTGAGCACCCCGGAAAGATCGACCGCGCTTACGTCAAATTTATCCATCTTCATAGTCTTTCGTAAGTTTTTGAACAAGGTCATTGATTTCTCTCTGTGCGGATTGAAGACCTCGTATTTCTCCACACAGTTCGCGATACTGATCGTGGGATTTTGCTCCACCATCACACACGACTTGGCGCAGGCGTTCTACCTGCTCATCAAGCTTGCCGTTCAACACTTCAAAGATTCTGGTTTCCATGCTCATCCTCCTTGATTAGTTAATTGCGTTGCCGCTTTCAACCGTGCTGCCTCTTGGGCTTGATTTAATTTTTGTTGATGCGTTTGCTGAGATTGCATCAACTCCATCTGGTGTCGCTGAAGCTGCTGTTGCAACTCCTGCTGATGACGCTGGGCAATCATCTCCGGCGTCTCACCAGTTTTGGCCGCCATCTCTTGGGCCTTTAACTGTAATTCTTGTGCTTTAAGCTGCAACTCACCCTGCACCTTCTGTGCTTTGATCTGAGTCTCTTGTTGCTTGATCTGCAATTCAGCTTGCTGCATTTGAATGATTGGATCTTGCGCTTGTTGTTGAGCTTGTTTTTGCGCCGCTTCGCCTTGGTGCATTTGCAACAACTGCGTCGAAGCTTGAGCCACCAGTTTTGAAAGTTGCACTTCAACTTCCTCTGGCATCTCTGTATTTGGCGCGGGCAATGATACACCCAAACGTTTCTCAACTTGAGCGCGATATTGAAATGCTACGTGCTCTGCAATGTGCGCCATGATCGCGCCTTGCATCTGCTGAGCCATTGGGTTCTGACCAATCTGGCCCATCACCATTGGGTCTTGCATCATTGAAGTATGCGTAGCAATGTGTGCATCGTGATCTTGGAAGATAAATGCTTTGGTTGGCTTACCAGTCAAGAATGCCATGTTCTCTGACACTGGGTCGCGAGGCGTTAAGTCATCTTCAACTGGTACCAGCTTGTCTGCGTTCTTGATGCCAAGAACTTCAATCATCTGACGGTGCAATTGGGGAAGATCATAGATCTGTGGCGCACCTTGTGCCAGCTGAATAACAGCTTGGTACTGCATGATGCGCTGTGCCATTGTGGCAGAGTTTGGATCCGACACTGGAATGACGGACACCATGTCGTAGTCTGCTTGCTTGGCTTTGCGGTCGCCTTCAACTGGATCAAAGCTGTAGTCTGCTGGCGTGTAATCACGAATGATGTCACGGAGCAACTTGAACTCTTGACGCATTGAGTAGTGAATACGCGCCTGCACCGCAGACATCGTTTTCAACTGACGCTCAAGCAATGCCAACGTTGTACCGACCGGCGCATTTGCGCTCATGTCAGAAACATTCATGTCGGCAATTGAACCAAGGCGACGGCCTTCGTCAGTGATTTGATTTAACAGCGCCAACAATACTTGCGATGGCTCTTTGTATGGCAAAGGCATGATGTTGTCACGCACTGCGCCAGCTGGAACATCAACGTCACGGAATTCACCGGGCTGAATTGGTGTGTCGTCACCTTTAATCCGTAGGCCGCGTGCTTTCAAACCGCCGGGCAAGTTAGATAACGTACCAGCATCCACCAACTGGCGAATAAGTGACGTACCTGCGCGGGCATAACCACCAATCAGGTGAATCAAACCCAAACCATACGCGCCAAAACCGGGAACGTAGGTGTATTGAACGAAGTGATCGCGCTTTAACTTGCGTTTGTCCTCTGGATCCCAGTTTCTGCGGATGGCCAACACTTTATTTGTGCCGCGATCGATCGTAATGACGTAAGGAAGCGCAATTCCGTCTTCATCTTCGTATCCGGGCAGGTCGTAATCTGCGTGGATCTCAAGAATTTGGTAACGATCGTCGTCAGTTAACTGATAACCCTCGTCTTCAGCTTTCTTTTTCTCCACATCGGAGTGAATTTGCTGCGGCTCACCCAATTCGCAGTCAACATAGAAGCCTGAAACCTGCAATTTTTTGATTTCATTCTTCGTTTTGCGCATGATGTGCGTCACGCGCTCGGAAGTTTTCAAGCTAGAAGCACCATAAGGGATGATGATGTCTTCAGCCGGGATGAAAATAGCTACTTGACGCTCTAAACTTGGGTCGTAGTAGACTTTTTTGAACGCCGCGCCAGCCAAACCAAGTGAGTAAAGCATTCTTTCATGCTCTGGACGGTACTCCGTCATCACTTCGGTGAGCTGATAGTTCATGTCATCTCTGACACGCTCCGCCGCTTGCTCTTTAAGGCGGTCAATTGCGCCGATGATTTCCGTTTTAACTGGGCCCTGAGCAGGGAACGTCTCAATGATAGTCTCACTTTGGAAGCGAACAGCCGCCTCCGTAAGTACAGTTGAGAAAACTCCGCAAGCACCATTCCAAGGCTCCGTTCTTTCCTCATACTTCATCCCCAAAACGTCAAGACCTTTGACGTACATCTCTACCCAGTCTTTGCGGGAAGCGATGTCAGCATCAACCAGACCAACCAGATCGCTAGCGAGCTTTTGCATCTCGCCTTCATCCATCACTTCGGCCAAGTTTTCATCAAACTCGCCTTCTTCTTCAGGCATCAGATCAATCTCCATGCCGTCGATGTCAATCTTCACACCTTCTGGATCTTGGATTTCAATTTCAATCGCGGGCGTATCGTCCATGACGATGCTATCCAAACCCAAAGGTGCTTGGCTGAGTGATTGTTCAATGCTCATAGTTGGCCTTAATAGTAACTTTGCTTCCGGCGGAAGCTCTGGATTTCATCGCGCTCATCTGAATCAAGACGCAAGAAACCACCCTGTCTAAATCTTATCAGCGCTTGTGTGCTTGAGTCCACCAAGTCATCGTGATCCCCATTCGGGAACGACGCCATCTGTTCAATCACCTCACTCGCCCACCGAGTCTCCGGCGCCCACACTTTACCACTACTGAATAAATCAGTCACGGAATTCAAGCGAACAAATTTGTCATTCCCTCTAACCGGCGTAAAGTCCTGCACCATCACACCCATCGCACGCAACTCAAAGATCAACGGCGCACCAGCAGCTTTCGCTTCAATAATACAAGCATCCGGTTCCCACTCTCTATAGTGGCTAAGCGCTTTTTCCTTTAGCTCAGGAAACTCCATCCTCTTCTGAAACGCATCAAGCAGAATAATGTTAATGTCGCTTTCATCCTCGTTCAGAAAGAACACACCCCAAGTTGTACAAGCCGAAAAGTCAGACCGCGTATTCTTGGTAAACGCCGTATCCCAAGACTGGATAATGAACTCGCACCGCGGCGGATTTTCCGATTGCCATGTCTTCCACCATTCCCTCTTAATTAGAGCACCTTCTTCTCCCGTGGGAGCTTGCTGGTATTGGGCGTTCCATTTAACTGGTGGTAGTTCTTCACGCAGAGCCGACAATTCTTTGAGCGACCAAAACTCTGGCCACAAAGGATTACCACTAGGAAGGATGGCGGGGAATTCAATCACCTCCCACTCATCCGAGGAGTCCCGCATCGCCGCATCTTTCATAACGCGGCCAGTCAAATCTCTCTCCGCCCAGCGGGTCATCACAATCACGATCGCGCCGCCCGGCTGTAAACGTTGGCGAGGGCCAGACGTATACCATTCATAAACCCGGTCAAACACTCCCGGATCACCAGACGCCAAAGCAGCCTCTTGTTCTGAATGTGGATCGTCAATAATCAAAAGGTCAGCACCCTTACCCGTCACCGTACCGCCAACACCAATAGCGAAATACTCTCCGTTTTGATTGGTAGCCCAACGTCCGGCCGCTTTACTATCTTGACGCAGCGACACATCCGGAAAGACAGTAGCGTACTGTTCCGAGTCCACAAGGTTACGAACCTTCCGTCCAAAACCCACAGCTAGATCGGCCGTGTTCGAACACTGGATGATTTTCTTATTAGGGAACCGACCAAGGAACCACGAAGGCAATAGATACGAAGCAAACTCAGACTTCGTATGCCGAGGCGGCATATTGATGATGAGCCGTTTCAATTTCCCGCTAGCAATGTCTTCAAACTTCTTGGCCATGATGGCGTGGTGTCTTCCTCCCACAAACCCGGGCCACATCATCTTGATGTAAGACATAAACGAAGCCTGAGCAGTCTCTCGATCCAGCGCCCGCCTATATTCATCCACCTCCGCTAACAATGCCTCCTGCTCTGCAACAGGTAGCTTCGATAGCAATGTATCTATTTCATTCATTAGGGTTTATACCTATGGGTGTTGCAACGTTGCAACCTTTTTAGAGAAATTGAATACTTATTTACCACAAGGGCCAAGTGCAGCAAGGAAATCTTCATCACTTGGCGGAGCAAAATTTTTATTTTCTACGGGTTCATACGTCATCTTAAAGATGTCCGGCTTGCATGGATAGTGCTCACCCTTCACTCCGGTAATGATCCAGTCGCCGGGTGTAACATAGTGTTCACCTTCGAGCGTTTTTATCATTCCAAGGTCTTTACATTTCACGCCAATTTGATCAGCGTACCAAGTATCGGCGGTTCCATTTGTCGCCGGATACACCATTGGATGATCTCCGTGCTTAAACCACTGCGTTGCTTCAATTACCACTGGCTTCTTTCTAAATTTCATTCCAACGTCCTAAAGTTAATGTACACAGGCCGGATTGTCCGGTGCTTTCCTTCCAACTTCTTCAGCGCCCCCAAGTCAATCAGCCGGTTCACAATCTTCCTCGTACTAGCCAAGGATGTTGTACCCCGCTGATACGCAATATCCTTGAGCGCCGGGCTATATCCAAACTTCTTCCACCACTCATCCACAATCAAAAACACTTCCCTCTGTACCGGTGTCATATCCATCTCCATACACTCTTCAAACGTTGGCGCACTCTTCCCCAATTTCATTTTGTAATTTATACATACCCTCCCCCATTTCATTTTTCATCACCTACCGGGGGGTCTTCCTGTATTGAGGGGGTGGGGTCTGCTTGGTCAGAAAATTCTTGGTCACTATTCAATAAATCTGGGGATTGTTTGTGTGGAATAGTATGTAACTGTGAATGGGACTCCTCCTGCGTAGCCGAGGGGGTGGCGTACGGGTGGGTCTCGGCCGCGGGCGTTTTTGGCTTCAGCTCCTCTAGCAGGGAATCAACTTCAATGACCGGCGCGTCGATCGCCTCGCGCTTCATCATGTCGCGAAGCTTGGCCATCAGCTTGGCCTTGGTGTCTTCCGAGCTGGTGATCGTGCGCACCTCTTTGCGTTCCGTGAAGGCGGCCACCTCCGTTACAGTCCCCAGCACCTTGGCCGCGGCGACCTTCACCGAGTCTTTGGCCTCTGGGTCAATCATTGTTTGCACCAACGTTTGAATGACCAACGCCCTTAAGCCAGCAGGGGTTTGATATTCCTGAGCCTTCAAAGCCAGTTCGTAAGCCTCTATTGTTTGTTGAATGCTAGGTTTGGCTCTGAGCTTGCTGGCCTCAACTGCTACCGACGTTGGCTTGGCCTTCGAGTTATACGCTTTCCGGTAGGCATCCGAGCCAGTAGATCCCTTTGCGACTTCCATGGCGAAACGCTTTTGTTTACCTGTTAACGCCTTATCGGAAACGCCTAGGATAGTCTCCATTGGGATCTGGGTCAGTCCTTCCTTTATCTGGGATCTATTGAGTGTTTTCATGGGATTGGATTATGGGGTAAAAAGTAGATCAACTGCAAGCCTTCGGCTAATAACCCGCCCGCAATCTGGCTTCGGGTGTTGCAACGTTGGAACACCCATTAGGGTTTCCCCTTATAAAATAATTGATTTATTGTAAAAAAGTGCAGAAAAGTGTGGTACAAACGGCGTCAAGGGAATGACCCCTTGAACCACTCAGGAGAGCATCATGCAAACCACCTACGAAGTAACTGTTAAGTATCTGGACGGCGAGACCGCTACCGCCGAATTCGACTCAGCACGCAAGGCGCAACGTTTTGCCAATGAAGAAATCAAATGGGAAAACACAATGCGCGTCACCTGCCCAGCCCTTGATCTGGATCTGGTCGGAAACTTCGCCAGCTATCACCCAACCAACTAAGGAGAAAACCATGGCCTACAACTTCACAATCACTCTTCACCCTTGGGGCGAGTCCCCAGAGTTTGGCAACGTGCAGATCGACGAGGGCGCACTGTACGGCGCATGGGATCAGAAAAACGGCATGGAAGGCGGCGGCCTCTGGTTTGAACGTCTCGCCGATGGCCGCTTAGACCTGACCGATTACGACGGCGATTACACACTGCCCCGCTCAGTCATTGCCGCTTTGCGCAACGCTGGCATTTCCGTTTCCCCCGACTTTGAATAAGGAGCTAACCATGACACAACACGAACTGACCCAGATCCACTTCATCAAAACGCCAAAGGCTGGCGACGTCAAAACCATGCACATTTTCGGAAAGATCCAGCCAGTCACAATTCTGGCCGTTCACCCCGCTGGCACTGTTGACGTTGAGCTGGCCTCTGGCAACTGCTACCGCGTTTCAGGTTTTTCATTCATTTAAAAGGAGCTTCAAATGGTACACATCACAACACGCAAAGGTTACGAGATCTGGGCACGCTTCGACCACGACGCGCAGGTTTACGAACTCTTCTTCGACAAGGAGTGCGAGTCATTCACTGGCTGGAACGCCGACAGCATCAAGGACGCCAACTATCTGGCACCTCGCATCATTGAGGAAGCACTGGCCGAGTAATGCCTGAAGCCCTTCGGGGCTTTGGAGATTATTCAACCACCACAGGAGAAAACCATGAGATCAAGCATCTTTGACATTCAAGACAATCTGCACCACTTCGGCGCGCGGTACGTTCTTTGGACTGAGGGTCTGAGCCTTCGCACCCTCTACGCCATCTGGATCGCCCAAGGCATCACCAACCACCAAACCAACAAGGCCGCATCATGAACCAACTCACACTGACCATAAAAGCCCGCGACGTTTACGGCGTCAAAACCTACTACCCCGCCGACGATACCGCCCGCGCCTTCGCCCGCATCGCAGGCACTAAGACGCTGACACTGGCCACCATCCGCGAAGCCCAGAAGCTGGGTTATCGCATCGAGCAGGCCGTCGAAGAATTCGCAATCTAAGGAGCACACCATGACCACCCCAACTATGAACCCCCAGCAACTGGCCGCAGTTATCAACCTGCCAATTTTCGCCGACCGCGGCACTGACCTTGAGGCCGCGTTTATGGAAATGCACGCCGCAATTGACCGCCTGCCCTCACGCGACCGCATCGCCATGCTCACGGCCGCGCACGTCCTGCTGAACACAATTTCCAACATCCTGAAAGCCGAACAATGAAAACCTGCCGCGGAATCGCATGGGGCATCACTTGCCCAAAGCTGGAAGACTGCACACACCACAGACCAGACGGGGAAACTGCCTTCTTCTGCAGTCCCGACAATCTGGCCGCCTTCGAGCCAAAGAACCCATTTCCCACCGAGGTGGAACTGTTCAAGCTGGAGATCCAGCCACGCAGTCCCGCCGTCGATACCACTATGTCACTTTTCTAAGGATCACAAAATGCAAGCAATTCAAACCCGATACCTCAGCGCGACCAACTCACGCGGCTCACGGATCAAAGCATGGGCGGCCGCTGGGTCAGTAACAATCGGCTACCCTCACGAACTCAGCGGCCAAGCCTGCCACCGCAAAGCCGCCCAAGCCCTGATCGATAAGCTTGGATGGTCAAAGGAAAACTACGGCGAGGGTCTGCTGGGTGGATGCCTGCCAAATGGTGACTACTGTTTCATTCTTGACAACGTTTGGGCGAAGGACTGAGCCATGACATACACAGAAGCCCAACTGTACCGCGCCGCGCCCTTCGGCCTGACCGAAGAAAACACAGCCGACCATCTCAACGGCCAGCTTCGACTAAAGATCCAAGGGGCGCGAGGCGCGACCAACTGGATCAACATCACACCAGCGCAAGCCCGCGCCATTGAACAGATCTTGGAGGATTGAATCATGCACACCCCAGCCCCTTGGACTCTGGCCGCTGGCCACAGCTCCCGCGTTTTACTTATCAACAACGCCCGCGGCCATGCCGTCGGTGAATACGTGGACACCCGCAACCCAGCCGATGCACACCTAATCGCGGCCGCGCCTGAAATGCTGGCCGCCTTGATCGGGGCAGAACAGTGCATCACAAGGGCATTGCCTTACCTGCCGCCCGACACGCTGGCCGTTTTCTGCGGCGAATGGCTGGCCGACATCCGCGAAGCAATCGAAAAGGCCGCGCCATGATCTACACACACGCACAGATTATCCGCAAGGGTTACAACTACGAACGCGCGCCAAACTACAACGCCGCCGCGGCCGTCCGCCGCTGGCTGGTGGCCGCCGTCAACCGCTACCCAGAAAACAAGGCCGAGATCTTGCACCTCTGGGATCAAGGCCGCGCCGAAGGCCGCCGCCGCTGACCAGATCACGCACACGCAAAAAACACTTGACGCCTGCCAATATACCTGTTACATCTCAACCCCTCACAACACATAGGAGCAACCAATGAACGACTACCAAGCAAACGGATACGCAAACCGCCGCGCATACCTTGAGAGCCTTTGCGAAGAATACGACCGCACCATTGTTTTCGCACTGGCCGGAGTGCTTGGCCCTAGTGAAGACTTCGACGGCCTCATCACCACCTTGGAAGACTACGCCGAGGAATATTGACTGTCACACCTGAAGCCTCACGCGCTGGGGCTTTGGGTGGAATAGTCCACACAAAGGAGAAACCATGTTCACTTATCTGGCCTTTTACAAAAACAAACAAATCACAGTCAACGCCTTGCGCTCATACGATGCACAGCTGGCCGCCGCGCGTCTATTCAAGGCGAAGAACTCTTACGACGTCACTGTAATGCTGGCCGCCAAGGATGGCGAGCAAGTTACCCATGACCCAGCAACCATTTAAAAAACAAGATCACGCACAGGAGAAAACCAAATGTTACAGCTTGAAAAATTCAACGTTCGAATCGTCAACAAGGGCGACCGCTACGGCCGCGCAGACTGCCTGACGCACGACGAAGACCGCCCAATGGTCGAGTTCTACGATCGCCGCTACCAGCACGGCGACTGGCCAGACCGCGGCCAATTTGTCAGCCGCTACTACGTCAGCACACTGCTGGAGGGTGAGAATCGCGGCCTTTGCTTAGACGGCGGCAACGCCAACGAATGGTCAGTCTCAGCCGATGGCATGGCCATTGTTCGCGCATACCTCAAAGCACAGGAGCAGACAGCATGAAAACACGCACATACCGCAACGCTTGGGACAACTGGACAACTGAATCCGTGATCGAGATCAGCGACACCATGCGCCTGAACATTGTCACCATGAAACGCCACTCCGGCGTGCTGGCCACCACTGCACAGGTACAGCATAAGCACACTAGCGCAAACTTTTACACCTATGAGCCGTTCAAGGATTACAACAAGCAGCTTTTGACCTCAAACCCAGCCCGATGCACACGCCAGCTGGTCGAGGCACAACACGAGCGCGTCATGCAAAACCTTGACGTAATCATTGACGCAGTAGAAAACCATTATGGGGTGGCCGTATGAACAAGCAAGAAATTTTCAAATACTTGGAAGCCCTGCGCGACAGCGGAGCAATCAATATGTGGGGAGCTGGCGCATACCTCGAACGTGACTTCGGATTGTCACGCCGCGAGGCCAAGACCATGCTTCTGGACTGGTTCGAATCGTTTAGAAAATAAGGAGATCAACATGGCACGAATGGTAAAGACGGAAGACGGCTGGGTTTTGCGTGACGACTGGGGCGTCGCAGACATCCAGTCAGTGGCCGAATGTATGGAGGTCGAGATCACAGAAGCACAGTGCATTGAAGTGATGGAGACAGTATGCCAAAACTACGACACAAGCACAGGCATAACTTGGGGCGAGATCGAGGAAACCATCGAGGAACTACTGGAGGCCAACGCATGAAGACGCTAACCAAAGTACAGATAAACGCACTGCACCACGCACTGGAGCTGGCCAGATATTTTGTAGAAGAACACGAAGGCGGCATCACTGACGAACAGTGGCAGGCCGATAAGAAAACCTACGAAACCGCTTTAAAAATTGTGCAACGACTGGAGGCATCATGAACGACCAACTCACACACATGGAATGGGCTTTCCTAGAATCCTACGCCTCAAACTGCGCCGCCGTACGCAAGGAGAGCGTTATCAAGTTCCTGCAAATGGAGCGAGCAGGCATTGACCACGACGTTATCGACGACGAGCTGGCCATGGGTGACTACACCTCAGTCTGCGACGCATGGCTTATCTGGAAGGACGCAATCAACTACGCAAGGAGCGCAAAATGAAACCCTATGAAGTAATCATCAGAGCAATCGTCGTGAAATCGGTGCGCGTGCTAGCCGACTCACAGGAGGAGGCGATCGAATCAGCCCATGATCTATTCACCACCGAATGCGACGGCGACGAGATCCGCTACGAGCAGGAAACTGTGGAAGTTTTACAGCCTGAATCATTGACAAGGGACTGACATGAACCCAGATAGCAAAAGAGAATTCACACCCTACGCCTTTGGATGCGCATACTTTCAGGCCAATAAAAACTTGGTCATGAACTATGAGCTGGAAGAAATAGCGTCCACGTTTTACACACGCAAGTCCAAAGCATGGGGCTTTTTCTTGCAAGGTATGCAAAAAGAAATGAGGTTACATAATGAAAAGATTTGATGTAGAACTACGCACGCACAAGCTGGAACTGATCGTTGACCTTGAGCGCAACCATTGGTATGTGCTTTTCCCCAAGTATGGCCAATACGCCAGCGGCGAGATCGGACACGGAAGCTTTGAGCGCAACCACAATCCCTTGATGATTGGTAAACGTCGGTATTCACTGGTATTTGACTGCGACGATAACCGCAAACACTGGGAAGGCTGGTCGTTCTTTGACGAGGACAAGCAGGATTATTTACCCGACACTGGGAGGCTGGATGGCAAGCCAGTTTGGAAAGTTTACAACGACAAGGGCAAGCTTATACACACGCTGTTTTCGAAGGAGCAGGCGGAGTTTGAGATGCTGTTCCAGCACCAACAAGGCAAGACTGTCACAATCAAAAAGGTAAAGCAATGAACGAAAACCAAACACGCCGCTACCCACGCACACTGAACGAAGCGTTTCCCAATACGCCAGAGTACGCAAATGCCATCGAGCGATACGACACACACGCCGGATCTGGGTTCTTTGAATTCGTTCTGCTCATCCTCGCACTGGCCGCCATCGCGCTGGCAATCTGCTGGTTCTTATGAAGTACCGAGTAAGAATCCAAAGAACGTATGAATTTGAGCTGGAGCTAGACGCAGAATCCAAAGAGGACATAATGCGTCTAATCCTCCAATCAGATCACGACTCAGCCAACGCACACTCAACAAAGATTGTCAGCATCCATGAAGAAACAAGCAATGTTCGCGATCTTTTTGCATGAGATGGAAGACGGAACTGTCTATGTCACATCAGATATTGTTGGCGAGGGTGACAATATCTTTGACATAGGCAGTGACATCCTCCAAAGCCTGAAACTCATGAGCCAGCTGGACGACAACGTTCACATGGTCAGGCCGCTAATCTCTCAATACTTTCAGTAGAGACTGGCCAAACTTGAATGCGCCCATCCTTTGGTGGGCATCGTTTGCATCCTCCCCCACCACATCACTCATCCAATACGGCCAGCCTATTTCCTTGGCCACTCTCTCGCCCGTACCACTGGCGTCGTTATCCGCAACGATGAAACCACTGGGCAAAGTCTCAGCCACCTTCTTCATGTTGCCTGCGCTAAAGCACACATGAAGCGTGTATCGCCGCTTGAACTTCTTGAAGACCTCACGCACAGACAAAGCTGTCGCGTACCCCTCGCACAGAATATGCACACCTTTGTTGTCGATGGTCAACGTTGCGCCGCTGGTTCTCTGGCCGTAGAGAAACTTCTTTCCCCCGTCCTGATCTATCAGCTGACACCCCACCAAGTGGCCATCCACACGCATTGGAAGCACCAACGTTTGCCGCTTCTCGTTCACCCAGATATAGCCCTCACCATCTGGGAATCCCTTGCGCTTGAGATAGTCATGCCTACCCATCTGGCACTGACTCATGATCTGGGCTGCTTTTCTGACGGCTTCCTCCTGATCTGCCCTGCGTTTATTCTCTGCCGCCTGCACATCACGGGCAATCTTGGCATAGTCAATCTTGACCTCTTCGTCTGGCCGCCACAGTGAGATCTCGGTGTTGGTCGCATGGTTCTGGACGAACGCATGATCGCCCATGTACTTGACCGCCCCGTTGCGCTTATGCGGGTGATCCTCTGTCGGATACCTACGCCACACACCCAAAGGTGGGAGACGATCAATCAGAATCCCGTGAGCTTTACAAAACACAAGCAAGTCCATCAGCGCATCCTTTTCATCGAACGAATGTACTTACGGATACCCGCATCTACAAACTTGGTGACTTCAGCATTGGGCATCTTCGGTGTATCAGATAAAGACCTTGGCCACACACCAAACTTTTCTTTGTACACATGAGCCGCACGCCCGTTCGACCAGCCCTGAACTTTGACGTACCACTGAAGCATTGACCACCACTCCTGCTTGTTGTCGCGGGTGGCCATGTTCGCGCCCAGCTCATACATCTCGCCCTCGACCTCTTCGATCTTGTTGCGCCGCTGTCTAACGTGGCCACAGTTGAGGCACGAATCCAGTCGCGGAGGGAAGTAGGCATCACACTTTGGACACTTGGCTTCTGTCTTCTCCTTCTCACTGGGTTCTGACTTGGCTTTCTCTTTGCCGTCGTCCAGCGTATGCACACCATTCTCAAACACATCGTCCCAGTCCTCACGGAAACGGAGATAGTTACCCGAATGATCCAGCCACACCGCAAACTCCTTGGTCGGATGGCCGCGCATGATCCTGCCCATCTGCTGGATGTGAGAAGACAACGACTTGGTGAATGGCCTAGCAGAGATACCGATCTTGACGTCAGGCACATCGAATCCCTTGGTCAGAATGTCGGTGGCAATCAGCCCGTTGATCTCAGTGTCTGGCCTGCTGAAGTCCTCGATAACTTCCTTCTTGAATTCATCATCGTCTCGATAGCTGATGCTGACGAAGTTGAATCCAACCTTGGCAAACTCCTGTGCCAAGTGAGCACCATGTTCTACGCCAGAGCAAAACACAATCGTCTTCTCCGGCTTGCCAAAGATCTCATTCGTCTTGGCCACCCATGTAGCAACGATGTCGCCAGTGATCTTCATGCCTCGGTCGCTGGTTTCTTTCTGCGACCACTCGCCTGCGACTTTCTTTGCGCCAGCCATGTCGATCTCTTTGGCAATAAACACACGCAAGGGAACAAGCACCTTCGACTCAACCAATTCCTTGGTGGTGATGGTAGAGATGACGTTCTCATACACACGACCCAGCCCCTTGGTAAATGGCGTAGCTGTCAGTCCAATGACTCGGATGTCTGGATTGTTCTTGATGAACTCGACTGTGGCCTCCCGCGTCTGGTGCGCCTCGTCCACAATCATGAGGTTCAAACCCGGAAACTCACCCCTTCTCTCCAACGTTTGAGCTGAACAGACTTGGATGTTTTCATAAGGTCGGTCACGCCAATGCCCAGACTGAAGCACACCATGGTCAATGTCGTACTTGTCTAGGCGTGCGCTTGTCTGGTCACAAAGGATGATCCGATCAACGATCATCGCACCCTTGTTTCCCTTCTTGTTGGTGGCTTCGAGCAGAGCGATAGCCATCTCTGTCTTGCCTGCCCCCGTCGGTGCGTAGAGGATCTGCCTGCGCAGTCCAGCCATGAATCCCTTACGCAATGCCTCCAACGTTGCCGATTGATACGGCCTAAGTTCTAGTCCCATAATTTCTCCACTACCAGCATACAAGCCTGCTGGCTTAGGCTTCGCTTACTTCTTAAGCTGTCTTTGCATGGCCGCGATTTGCTTCTTGAGCTGCCCGTTCTCTGTTTGGTATGAGTTACGGGTGATCTTGATGGCCTCAAGCTCCGCCTCAAGCACACGCACGCGCTCACGCAATTCAGCAATCGTTGCCGCCGCCTGATCCTTCTCGTCGTCAGATCCTTCCATGCCTGCGACGGCCAGCTTATCTTTCAAAGCTTCGTTCTCTGCCGCCAGTGACTGGAGTAGCTCATCCTTGGGATCGTATTTGAACTCAGTCTCTTCCGGTGTTGGCAGTGGCTGGGCTTTGTTATTGATGGCTGTTGATGTTGACTTGCGCTCGAACACCTTCTTACCCATCTTGTACTTGACTGTCTCAGTCTGCACGCCCATCTCCGCCTTGATGCGACGGACATATTCAGCAGACACACGGCAAGCCTTGGCAATCTCGGTGTTGCTCCAGAACTGCCACTCGAAATCCTCCAGCATATCCACCACACACTTACGCTTGGTTGCATTGGATCTGCTCAGGCCGTTGTCAGCGTTAGCACCCTTGGAGAAAAGGATGGCGTCCCGAAGCGTGCCTGTTACAACGTTGCAACCTATGCTAGTTTTGCCAAGCTTTTTGGTGGCAAAGTAACGGTGGAAACCATCGGCTAGATAGTACTCAAGGCCGTTGTAATACACAGTTACATCGGGGAACTTATCCCCCGCGGCCATTGCCTCGGCGTAGGTGTTGATCTGATCTTGGTCAATGATGTCGCGTGACTGCGTGCCGCCGTCTATGCGGATAACTCCAATGTTTAGAATCATTTGATGCTCCTTAACGACCAGCCCAGCTGGAAGTAGTGCCATTTAGTTTGGATGTTGGAGTTGGTGTAACGCTTGCCGTCCCACAGATCACTCACTTGCTTTGACTTCGTAGCCATAAAAGCTTCGAAGACTTTACGAACCTCGTCTGATTCAAATTTCATTTTCTATCTTTCCAATAATTAACTTCACGTTGGTAATGGCAGATCAAGTCTTCCAGCATATCAATGTATTTGAGATGCCAAGCTAACTTGTCCCGCATTTCTTTCATGGTCATTGCTTCGAGCTCTTGGCTACCGCCCTCCTCGTCCAACACCTCGCGCAATACCACTTGTTTGGACTCATCTGAATTCCGCCCTCTGGAACTTTCATCTCGTTGCATTTGTTGCACTCCTTTGCTTGATGTACTGGCTGCTTCCCGCCGATTACTAACTGTTGTTTTACAAACCCATTCACTGCTTCATACTCCTAACAAATACTGCAAAGCTTGCCGCCGTGTCACCGAATGGCATCTTCTCAAACTCTTTGGCCACCTCTTCCAACACCTCGTTGCGGTCTTGCATACGCATTAAAACTTGTGCGTCATACTCTTTAGGAAAAGCATCACGAAACTTGATCGTGCGCTCTAACTCTTCGAATGCTTCGTCTTCTTCGGTCATGCTTGTCCCCTTGCTCGGATGGCGGCGGCGCAACCTTCAAGATTCAGCCCTTCTTGAAGCCGTCCCTCACACACCTTTGCACACGCCTCACGCTCGGCAGAAGCGACAAGGGTGGCAAAGCGTTCAAGTTCAGAACCAACTTCATGTGCTTCTATCCACCAAATCCCATCTGAAAAAGTGCTGTTTGGCAACCAACTTACAAGGTCAGCTTCTTTTGCCATGCGGATAATGTCTTCTCTGTTCATTTGGCCTCCAATTGTTTTTGCGGAAGCTTGTCAATGAATGCCTGACCGAACTGCACGCTGGCACAGTCTTCAATCCAAACATCACTAAGGAGCGCCTCTTCCATATCGCCGTGGCAGTACACACGGAAACGCTTTGCCGCCCATGCAATGTCATACATGGACTCGACGCGCTCGACTGGCTTGTTGCACACCGCACACATGGGAACGTTGTGTAGAACAAGCTCGTATTTATCAATGGCCGAAATTTTCATGTCAACCTCCGGGCATATCAGGGATGCAGGCAGTCGGGTAGCGAGGCGCTGAATCCAAAGTTGTAGAGCCGTCGTACTGCGTAACCCAGATCACCCGCTTGTTTGTCCACACATTGGTTGCGTAGCACTGAGGAGAGCCGTAACCGCAGTCGTATGTCCAGCCGTGCATCATTGGCTTGGCTTCCTCAAGCGTCATGACAACACCCTGCTTTTCTTTGGGAACAAACTTGGTGTCCTCGCCGTATCCGCCCCAACCATATTCACCGAAGACAATAGCTTCGACCGCCTCGCCTTCGTCAAGGTACTCGATCAAGTCTAAGTATGCGTCCAGCCTTTTGAACCTCTGTCCTTTGTGTGTTGACTGCGCCAGCTTCTTCGCCATCTCGATCTGCTCCGGCGTATAGACGGGCTGACCATCGGCCTTGATCGGTGGTTTATTCCATTCGTTCATGCTTCCCTCGCTTTCAACATAGCGTCTGCTACGTAATATGCGGCACTAGCAAGTACGCTATCTTCATTGTTGTAATCTGGATTGCTCAAGATTGCGTGCATAGCCTTAGCCGCAAAGTAGTCACGCAGTGTCATTCCATCGGCATCGCATTTTGCATACCCACCGTGATAGGTTGGAAACGCTCGTTCGTTCATAGCACCTCCTCAAGAATGCGCCATGAATGCAGCGAGCTACCGTTAAAAGACACCTCAACAGGTATGCCAACCATGTCGGCGCAAGTTGTTACCTTGGCCTTGGCCATAAGGTCTGCAACACGGCGGCACATTTCACCCCAGAGCTTTATCTGATCGTCAACCGTCCATTGGCAATGCTGATCCGGAGTGCGTGACCATGTTCCATCAAAGTCACAAACACCCCAGCCTTGACCGCCAAGAGTGACCGACATACCAAACATCGCGCCGTCGTAGCCACCAAGGCCAACGTCAAATTTCTGAATCTTTCCCAGTTCTTTTCTCATGTCAGTCTCCCTTCTCTTCAAATTCTTGGATGAGTGCGTCAAGCCAGCGGTGACGGTAGGTTTGGACTTGTTCTCTGCTGTGTATTCTGTAGATCACCTTGTATGCGCCGGGCACGTTATGGGACAACCACAACTCCAAGTCGTCATGTGGGTGTATGCGTTGCTGAATGATCTTCTGGGCGCGTTTGTATGGTGCGAAGCGCCTGTCTAAATACCTGTCAGTCGGCCGTAGTCCCCTGTCCCACGCCACTTCCTCAATGGCATGGCAGATGTAGGTCTCTCCCATATCCATGCTGTATTCGCGCCCATCCCATAGGCGCTCTTTGGCTTGCTTGAATATCTTGCTTGTTTTCATTTAATTCTTCCAAATAAATTGCAGATCCTTGACCACAGTACAGTGCGGATACGCACATTGTTAAGTTGCTTACGCAGCTCAGCGTTCTCAATCAAAAGCTCACTGTTGTGCATGGACATAAGTCGCCATGCTTTTTCAATTTCATCTTGTGTCACAGTGGTGCGTCCTCTTCATTCTCTGGGTTGAACTTTGGTTTGCGTTGGTCTTTGTGCTTTGGGTTTGGGAATGGTGGGAATGGCCAAGTCATTTAGCTTTCCCCAGCTTCTGCAATGCGTAGCGGATAGTCATCTGAGTCACGCCAAACCGCTCGGCTATCGCCTTAATCGTCATGCCCTGACCGCGTAGCACCAGCATCCTGCGCTCGTCGATCTTTGTCCTTGGTCTGCCTGCACCCTTGCGTGCGCCGCCGTGGCCATTCATTGAGCACCCTCCCAGATTTCTTTCTCAATGTCTGCCAACGTTGTGTCGGACAGAAGGTCGATGATGTCGACCCCCTCCAGAAACACGGCCGTAATGTCCATGCGTGCCGGATAGTCTGGCTCCGCCTGTATGCCGTTGATGCGTAGTGAAATATCCTCGGGCTCGTAGTCGTACTCAATGGTCAACATACGCCCGCCGCCTGCGTCGTAGAACTGCTTCATCGCTTTACTCCTCGTTGTTATTGAGGGCGATTATACACTAAATTGCAGTTAGTTACAGAAAAGTATGATAGTATTTACCCGTAGCCCACTTTGGGCATAGAGAGAGCCGCTACCTCTGAACCCCCCTCTACGGTGAGGGAGGCAAGACAGGGGCAGTGCTCCGAAAACGCGGCGCTTCTGGCCAACGTTTTCCAAGTGCGGTGGAATGCCGGATTCTCTTTCTATGAGGGTGGCGCTTTAACGGTACGCCCTGACAGCTAGTCTTACCTCCCTACGGCTCAATTGGTTAGTTACCCTCTTTCACGCTGGCCACGAATCATTTGCCAGCACCGCTCGGCTCTCTTAGGAAGCGGCCCTTGACTGCAAGGGTAAGGTCGTATCTGGGTACCGGAGATGTCTGCCGTATTAGCTAACGCGCCCTGACGGTCACTGTAGAAGGAGGGACTGGAACCGCTCACATAAAGCAGTGTTTCGTCCTTGAGGAGGGAATCCTATGACGGCGCTAACCCGTCACCAGTTCCAGTCCCAAAAACAAAAGGCCGCTTACAACTGCGTCCGGTCGGAGCCTTAACTAATACCTCTCTCTACTAGGGTATTAGGTAAAGCGGAACGCATGTGTAAACGGCCTCAATGTATTGCCTCCGACAGCAACAGCCCGTTTATACCAAACAGTAATAGTCTTGTCAATACCCTACGCAAAACAGGTACTTCAGATATGTTGCAACGTTGCAACCTTTTTGGTGGGGATGGCTGGACTCGAACCAACTCAACTTAAAAGTAACAGATTTACAGTCTGCCGCGCCTCACCAACTGCGCCGCATCCCCATTGCAGGGATGGTCAATATCGTGTGGTCTGGGTGGCAGGATTTGAACCTGCGGCCTCCGCCTTCCAAGGGCGGCCGTCTACCGGGCTGACAATACACCCAGAGATAATCGGTCGAGGAAGTGAGGTTTTCATGATGGCGCGGAGTGTACCACGTTTAAGTATCTAGTCCAGCTTTTTATGTATACAGTCCTTGCACTTCTCATCTGCTCGGCCAAGGTCGGTCTTTGTGTACTGACATTCAGGACTCATGCGGAACGGAGAAAACTTTACTCTCGCCTTTTTTACTTGGCCTTCTTGGATCCATCCGTCTTGAACAAAGAATCCCTGCCGATACGCTTCGCGATTGTGGCAGCCGTAGGTCATAACAAACTCAGCTGATTCAGGGCTACCTGCAAGCCAGCCAATCCGCCGACGCGCTGGTCATTGATGAAGATCTGCGGCATCTGACGCACCTCTGGGTGAGCAATCATGAATGCTGACCGTACCTTTGGATCATCCATGTCGCACTCAACGTAGCGCAGATCTTTTGATTTGAGAAGTTGTTTTGCCGCAACACAGTTGGGGCAGTTTGATTTGGTGTAGATGAAGATGTTCATGTTGTTATGTGTTGATGGCCATAACCGATTTCTTCAAGCGATAGAGCGAATCTGTTCGTCGGTACCCAAGGCGGGGTGAACTTAGTTTCACCAACACGGCTGGAGATTGCGGGTGGATTTGATACCACCGATTCAACTTATGGTCTCTTAAGGTTCACCAGATTCTTCAATCCCCATGCGTGTTAGTTGTCAGTGACCGGTGCTGATCTCCGGCTTTTGTTCGTTTCCCCACGACGTTTAAAGGTATCGGCCCACAAGTGGGTAATGGCTCTATTATCCGAATCCCTCGCGCATCAGCCTGCGCATTCACCAACACGGCTGGAGACTGCAAGGCTGGACGACAAGAGCCAGCATTAAAACGTTCAATCTCCATGCGTGTAAGTTGTCAGCGCTGGTGAGATTCGAACTCACGGAGTTCCAAGCATTGCCCATGACAGCCCTTGAAACTCTTTAGTCACATCACCAATAGACCAAGCTCTGGCACAGCTACCAACACGGCTGGGGACTGACTGGCAGGATAGCCTCGGACGGATTCAAACCGTCGGAGTACTGTACGCCAATCCCCATGCGTGTAGGTTGTTGGTGTCCCAATCGCCAGCAGGGTGCTTCCCTCTGGCAGGAGCGTGGGTGGGTTGTCTCAGCCGCAAAGCCCTCACAGTGCGACGTAGCCACAGCGTCCCGTGGCGATTTCCCGTTTCCACCAACACGGCTGAGGACTGTTCCGGGCCTCCGGGTACCCCCAGAGGACAATCCCCATGCGTCTTGGTAGAAAAAAGTGGCCCCAGTTACGAGGCCACAAACTTCAACAAAAGGAGAAAGCAACTCACAAACAACCCAGCCCTCTGGATGGCCGGATTCTAATCGCAGTGTTGCAACGTTGCAAGACTTTCCTCCACAGAGTTAACCACTACGAGCATACCCCCAGTCCATTCGTCAAAGAACTTCTGCTCCGCTTCGGTCAGCTTCCTAGCCGACGGCGGCTTAGCCCCGTCCTTGACCTCCATCAGAATGGTGTAGCCCTTGTAAGCCACCAATAAATCAGGGATGCCATCACCCTGCGAGATGATCCGTACATACGCCCCCGCCTTGCGTAGCGCGTCAACAATGTTGTTCTGGTTAGCGTCGATCCGATTGGCGTATCTCATGGTCTTCCCTACATATTGCATTTATTTTAACAGACCTATTGCATTCACGCAATATAGCAGGTAGAATCGGCGCACAACAACCAGTCAGGAGAAGCAATGAAAGAGGATTTTGACCCCGAGTCTACTCATAGAGCAAAGACCTTAGCCCTCTATATAGGGGACTATTTGCACGACACAGAGGAATCGCCAGACATTCAGATGAATGCTTCTGCAATTGCTCACGCATCGCTTTGTTTTGCTTATGGCCTTGATCTGCACAAGACCATGCATTCAGTGATGCATATGTACAAACAAATGGAAGAACAGTTTGGTAAAAGATGAAATTAACTAACAAATTCAACCTGCCGCAGACATTCGTTAATGTCATCGACCGCCCCACCTACTCAAAAGGTAAGGCGCATATCTCTGCAACAGAGATCATCAACTCACCCCGCATCGTTCAGCTTAAGAAGAAATACTGGGATGAGATTGAGCAGGACGCAAGCGAGATGGTCTGGTCACTGTTCGGCTCTGCTGTTCACAACATCTTGGAGCACGGCAAGGACGAACACCATATCGTTGAGGAACGTCTTCACTTGGAGTTTGAGGGATGGAGAATCTCTGGTGCTATTGACCTACAAGAAGTAGAACCAAATGGCACGATCACAATCAGCGACTACAAAGTTACTGGTGCTTGGGCAGTGATGAATGAGAAGGACGACTGGCATCGTCAGCTCAACATCTACGGATGGATGGTGGAGAAGGTTAAGAAGGTACCCGTGGGTAAGCTTCAGATCATTGCCATCATTCGTGACTGGTCTGCCCGCGACGCAGCTACCAAGGAGAACTATCCCCAGTCTCCAGTGGCCACGATTGACATTCCACTGTGGACATTTGAAGAGCGCGAGGCATTCGTTGCCAAGCGTATCTATCACCACGGCACCGCACTCTTTGAGATGGAGACTGACGGCGAGATGCCTGACTGCACGGCCGAAGAGATGTGGGAAAAGAAAACAAGCTACGCCTTGAAGAAGGACGGCAACGTCCGTGCTAAGAGCGTGCATGAATCACAAGAAGAAGCGGAGAAAGCTTTAGCCAAGGCGGAGGAATCTGCCAAGAAAGGTGAGAAGTTTGTTATTGAAATCCGCCAAGGGGAGAGGACGCGGTGCCGGAACTACTGCCAAGTAGCGCCGTTCTGCACTCAATACAAAAACTATCTTTCAACAATGGAGTAATCAATGCAAGAAGAAAATGGATTCTGGCTACGCATCTGTGGCATCGCGGCCATGGTCATCGTAGCGTTTATCGGCGCGTGCTCTCATGGATCACACGACAGACGCGACAAGTGGGAGAAGGCCGTAGCTAACGGCGCTGATCCTATGGTGGCGGCTTGTGCTTTGTTCCCGCAAAACGCAACAGAAGAAATTGCCTGCCTATTGATGGCACAGAACCGCAAATAAGGAGCAATCATGGACGAACTATTGCCATTCATTCTTATCGGCTGGGTAATCGCATCTTGGATCACCCACATCGTCGTCTGTCTTAA